AAGAACAGACTATAACGGATACTATGAACCGACATTATCCCGATTCGTTAATGATGCGTTATCAGACTACATGGATACATGGTTTAGTGATTATCCGGAGCCTACGGATGAAGATTAAAAAAGGAGGTAAATGATATGGGAGTTCCCGTATTTGTGTATGGCAAGTCAGGATCAGGCAAGTCCAGAGCATTAAAATTTTTTGCCGAGGATGAGATCCTACTTATCAACATTGAGGGCAAGACATTGCCATTCAAGAAGTCATTCAAGTATGTCTGCAAAACAGACAAGATTGATGTAATCATTGAGCAGCTGAACAAAATGCCGTGTAAAACGGCGGTCATTGATGATGCTGGGTATCTTATGACACATCATTTTATGAACAATCATAGGAACAAAAAAGGAAATGCATCGTTTGATATGTACGATGATATCGCTGATAACATGTATAACCTGATCCGGCGCATTAAGACCGATACTCCGGAAGATGTGATTGTTTATATTATCACGCATGAGGATACCAACGATGCAGGAGATACTAAGCTCCGTACTATCGGCAAGCTACTCGATAACAAGGTATGCCTGGAAGGGATGGTTACAATATGCATCCGGTGTATGTCTGAAAATGGTAAGCATTTTTTCAGAACGCAAACAGACGGATTCGATATAACCAAAACTCCGGAAGATATGTTCTCAGATATCGAGATCGATAACAATCTAAAACTTGTGGATGATACCATTCGTGATTTTTATGAATTGAGGTAAAACCATGGGATATGCTTATCTTCCGGATGGATCACGGATAGATTACAAACAATATATCGAATCACATCCACATTGGCAAAAGGTCAGAAATGCCCGTTTTGAGTTCGATGAGCGCCGATGTGCTATATGTCACAAGGATTTATCAGGGCAAAAGTTCGAGACACATCATATGTCATATCTTCACTTAGGAAATGAGCATATGACAGACGTTATGACATTATGCCCGCGGCATCATCAGCTTTTTCATAATAACTGGCAAAAACAGACCTATTGGAAAGGCAGAGAATCCGGACATTGGGAAGTGTTCGATTTAGAGCAAACGGCAAAATTATGCTGCATGTATTACAAGGAGGATAAATTCATATGCAAAAATGCCGATGCTCCGAATCTATGCAATAAGGAAATATGCCGCGAATATGTGGATAAGTATTTTATTGATGCGAAGTTGACAATACATCCGATGATTGATCCGAATGATTTTCAATTATTTGTAAGGAATAAAAGATATGAGATGGTGTTTGATGCAGAACGGCGCGGATTATCGGTCGAGGAGTTCCTGGATGAATGTTATGGAGAGAAGATTCGCGGCAAGAATGCTCTCAGACAAGAAGCGGGCAAGAAAAACGGCCCATTCGACCATACATATCAATCATTTCATTCTCATTACAAAGAGAATAAAAACATTTTGATACTGATGGAAAGAGTACAAGAGATGGAGGTACAAAATTATGAAGAAACCTGATAGTTATGATGAAGTTCAGACCGGAAGTGATTACATTCCGATAGAAGTGGGCGGTCATCATGCAATCATTATGGGAGTAAAAGAGCAGATGTCCAGCACGAATAAGCCGATGGTAGTTGTTGCGCTGGATTTTGCTAAGAACGACAAGCAACCGGGGTATTTTAAGAATCAGTTTGATAATGATACCAGAGATGGCAAAAAGTGGCCGTATCAGGCGGTACAGTATATCGTTACCGAAGATCAGGACGGGAAATGCTCAAAATCGTTCAAGAGTTTCATTACGGCATTCGAGAAGTCGAATAATTCGACAGTGACTTGGGGTGATAAGTTTACCCAGCAGTTCAAGAACAAAAAGATTGGTGTTGTTTATGGCGAAGTTGAGGAAGAATACCAGGGCGAAGTCAAGACACGGCGCCGTATCAGATGGTTCTGCGAAGATGCAAAGGCTGATGATGCAAGCATCCCGGATAAGAAGTATCTGAATAATGGCAGCGGCTCAGGATCCTCAACAAGTGCATCGGATATTGTTAGCATCCCTGATGATGTAGATGATGATTCGATTCCATTTGATTGATGAGGTGAGTGATGCGCTGGGCGGAGTATTTTGATTTAGACACTATACGCGAGACTATTCATGTATTAAAGCCAAATAATGCTTTATTTGAAATCCGCTCTATCGTAAAGGGTAAACGCAAGACTGTTGTAAGCGGGTATTTTACCGATGCGGATATGCTCATCCAAAAATTAAAGGATGACAAATTGGATCCGCGCGGAGCAAACATCTATATCACGATCAACAAGATAAACGATGATTGCTATGCCCGTGAGCAACATGATTGTTTTAAGCAAACTGATGCTACTACCTCCGATCATGAGATAGATGCTTATGAGTGGTTTTTTATTGATATGGATCCTATCAGATTATCAGAGATATCCAGTTCCAATAAAGAGCTAAAACACGCTCAGGAGGTATCTAATAAGGTATATGAATATCTTAAAAGTATCGGATTCAATGAACCGATACGGGCCATGAGTGGCAATGGATACCATCTCTTATACAAGATCAATTTGCCGAATACAGAGGAAGTTAAGCAGATTATTGAGCGGTGTTTATCCGTGCTGGCTGACATGTTCAATACCGAAGATGTCAAGATTGATACTGTAAATTACAATCAATCAAGAATCTGTAAGCTATATGGCACTCTGGCACAAAAAGGCGCTAACACTCCCAGCAGACCGCACAGGATGAGCAAATTGCTATTTGTACCGGATGAGATAGAAGTAAACGGCATTGAATTGCTCGATACATTAGCGGGTGAGCTGCCTAAAGTCGAACCGAAAAAGGAGAAAACACGATCATCATCCTCCGGATCCACGACATCATCATCAGAATTTGACCTCGAATCATGGATGTATGAGCATGGGCTGGAGCCGATTCGTAAAGACGCGGGTAATGATTGCGTGATATATCCGCTGGCTAATTGCCCGTTTGATTCGAGCCACACAAACGGCGATTCAAAAATTTTCCATTATTCCAACGGAGCTATCGCTTTTAAGTGTCATCATAACAGTTGTCGAGGCAGACAATGGCAAGATGTGCGGGAAAAGCTGGAGCCGGGAGCATACGATAAAGCGCGGGAAAACGAGGAAAATGATGCACGTATCGAGGCGGGATATCAGAAAATCAAGCAACAATTCATGCAGCAATATGCAACGGTACACTATGCGGATGAGGAAGAAGTCAGGAAACAACTCCCGAAACTAAAAGCCATATCCGCGGAAGAGTTGCAGAAAATGGAATTTGCTGAGAGATATTATGCGGTCGAGGATATGATCCCTCAGGGCGAAACGGTAATAGGAGCGCCGCCGAAAACAGGAAAATCGTGGTTAATGCTCGATATGTGTCTGAAAATCGCTAAAGGTGAAGAGTTCTTGGGATTCCAAACACGACAATCAGATACTTTATATCTGGCATTGGAAGATGGTGATTCGTTTGAGCAGGAGCGATTAAATATCGTGACGGGCGGAGAAGTAGCTCCAAAAAACTTCCATTTTGTATTTACAGACGTTATGCCGATGAATGAGGGATTTTTGTTGCAGCTCGATGATCTGATTGCTCAGTATCCGGGGATAAGAGTAGTAGTTATTGATACTTTACAGTTTATCAAGTACAGACAAGGCAAATCTGAATCAGCTTATGAGTGCGACTATCGGACCGGGCGAGACTTAAAGAAGTACGCAGAAAAGCATGATTTGGCAATAGTGGTAGTTACCCATACAACGAAAATGGCTCATCCAGACGATGCAATGGCTGATATAAGCGGTACAAACGGAGTTACGGGCGCTGCAGATGCGGTTATCGTTCTGACTAAGAAGAATAGAACAGATACCGATGCTCAGATGTTCATATCCGGGCGAAAAGTACGGCAATCAGTCCATAATATCGAATTTGATGATAAATGTTGTCAATGGCAATACATGGGAGTTGCTGAGACTACCAACAAAGACCTCCGAGAGATGGCAGAAAAAGAGAATCAATACATTAATAGCGATATTCGGGCGGCCGTTTTGGAGATAGCAAACAACATCAAGAGTGATTCGTGGTCAGGTAGAGCAGGAGAGCTGATAGAGGAAGCGGTCAAATATAGTATAGGTATCCGGGAGAGCAATAAGGAAGTAGGCGGATTTTTGAATAAGATGCAGGGTATGTTTATGAACATGGACGGAGTGCAGATCGACAAGATCAAGAACGGCACAGGTCCATACATTTATAAAATTTACTCCCTGAAATCACATTCAAATCCGTTTGAAAATGAGTAGGAAGGAAAAATTTTTAATTTTACCATTGATGACCATTGATGGAATTTTAAGAAATCCAGTATTTATGCGGGTTAGAAAAGGAATGTTACTCTCTCTATTACCATTGATATATATTTATTTACCATTGATTTTATCAATGGTTATCAATGGTATCAATGGTAAAAAAAAATTTTTTCCCCCAGGAGGTAAAAATGGATAGATATTTTTCATTATCAGACAAGATCAAATTCATTGATGATGATTTCCTTAAATCGGTAGTTGAACCAATAGGTAAACTCCCATCGGATCCGGATGCTGCGGTCAAATGGGTACATAATGCAAAGATCATAGTAACTAAATGGTTCGCTAAGTATGAGCATAAATCATTGGATGAGTATGCAGAAATGTTATGTTTGGATTTTATCAAAAGTTTTGAGAATGATGCTAAAAGGTATTTCCCATGGATGGAGGATAAGGCATGAGCAAGAGATTAAATGCAGCACAACGCGAAATGCTCCATTACATCCGAGGGTATCCTGATTGGATCGCAGAGATCAATACTATCGCCGATACCAGACAAGCGATAACCTACGATGATGATAAGGTCCAAACATCTCCGGAGGATAAAATGCTAGAGCTGGCACTAAGGATGGATGAGTTGTATGACAAGGTGAGCAAAGTAGAGGCATCATTAATGGCCGTTTATCCGGATGAGATCAGACAAGATGCAAGAATGTGTTTTTGCTATGGTAGGCGGTCGGAGTTACCAAAGTATAAGTTTTACAAGTTACGGAGAATATTCGCAAATAATCTATTGCGGGTGTTCGGAAAGGGCATAGATGAATTATCAGGAGTTTCTCAAAACAAAAGAATTAAAGACGATACAAGCCGGATTTGATGTTCCCGCAGAGTGGTTATCTGATAAACTATTTGATTTCCAGCGAGATATCGTTAAGTGGGCATTAAAAAAAGGCAAATGTGCAATCCTCACGGGATGTGGTACGGGCAAGAGTTTCATGTTGTTGGAATGGGCGCATTGCGTACATGAGTACACGGGAGGCAATGTATTAATATTATCTCCATTATCAGTTGTTAGACAGACGGCGCATGAATCGAAGAAATTTGATATATGTGATGTCCATATTTGTAGATCACAGGATGATGTAAGAGATGGTATCAATATCACAAACTATGAGATGATAGATCATTTTAACGCGGAGGAGTTTGTGGGAGTGGTACTTGATGAATCGTCAATCATTAAATCATTTACCAGTAAGACACAGGGCGATCTGACAGATAGATTCTATCGTACTCCATACAAGTTGCTATGTACCGCAACGATAGCGCCGAATGATTATACAGAGATAGGTACATCTTGCGAGTTCTTAGGAATTATGAGCAGAACAGAGATGCTTGCAACGTATTTTGTGCATGACGGCGGCAAGACATCAGACTGGAGACTAAAAAAGGCGGGTGTTAATAAATTTTGGGAGTGGTTCGCAACATGGGCGATATATTTTAACTCTCCCAGCGACCTGGGATATAACGTTACTGGATACGACTTGCCGGAGCTAAAGATGATGACGATCCTCACTAAGTCCGAGGTCGAGGATTATCAGATGTTCGTAAAGGTGGCTGAAACATTGCAGGAGAGAAGAGATGCCCGTAAGGAGAGCATGGAAGATAGAACAGATAAAGCCTATGAGTTGACAGAATCAGATAACTCCCAATGGCTACTATGGGTAGACTATAACGATGAATCGGAGATGTTACGGCGCAAGATTCCCGATTGTGTGGAGATTAAAGGCAGCGATGAGGCAGAAGTAAAAGCTCAGGCGAGTATAGATTTCGCTGAGGGTAATATAAGATGTTTGGTTAGTAAGCCGTCTATATTCGGATTTGGTTCAAACTTTCAGAGCTGCCACAATATGATATTTTGCGGATTATCTGACAGTTATGAGCGATTCTATCAAGCGGTCCGGAGATGCTGGAGATTCGGACAAACTCAGGAGGTCAATGTGTATATCATTCTTTCTGAGAAAGAGATAAGTATTTTAGAAAACATCAAGCGCAAGCAGGCACAGATGGACGAGATGCAAAAAAACATGACCGCGCTCATGAAAGAAGTAACACTCTCAGAGATACAACATACAACGCGAATAACTACCAGCTACCAGCCGGATCAGGAGTTTGAAATACCAAAATTTATGAAAGGAGCATGATATGAAAGTATTGGATCAGTACACGACAGACAAATATGCCATCTATAACGGCGATACTACCGAGATAATCACAATGATACCGGATGCGAGTATAGGATTGTCTGTTTTCTCTCCTCCGTTTAGTTCCCTTTACACATATAGCAATAGTGACAGGGATTTAGGGAATAGCCGGAATGATGAGGAGTTCTTTACTCATTTTGAGTTTATCGTAAAAGAATTATACAGGATTATGATGGACGGGCGCATAGTTGCGATACATTGCATGAATCTCCCGACATCCAAAGAACGTGACGGATATATAGGTCTCAAAGATTTTAGAGGCGATCTCATCAGATTATTTCAGAGTGTTGGATTTATCTATCACGCAGAGACTTGTATCTGGAAAAACCCCGTAACGGCAATGCAACGTACTAAGGCATTGGGATTGCTGCATAAACAGATAAAAAAAGATAGTTGTTTATCAAGAATGGGTATTCCTGACTATGTGGTATTTATGCGTAAGCCCGGAGATAATCCCGAACGCGTCACACATACAAACGAGAATTTTCCAGTTGATTTATGGCAGGATTACGCATCTCCGATATGGGATGAGCTTAATAGTCCGGTATGGTGGGATATCAACCAGAGCAATACTCTGAATCGAATGTTCTCTGATGAGGAATCAGAGCGGCATATATGCCCGTTACAGTTGGATGTCATTGAGAGATGTCTGAAATTGTACTCAAATGAGGGCGATACCGTATTTACTCCATTCATGGGAGTTGGTTCCGAAGTGTATCAGAGTGTTTTGTTAGATCGTAAAGCAATCGGTATAGAGTTAAAACGCGAGTATTTCCAGCAAGCAAAAAAGAATCTGATGTCATTGGATAACGACAAAAATCAAATGACTATCGATGATTATTTGAAGAATTTGAAAGTGTGAGGTAGTGAAATGAACATAGCAGACGATGACAGACTAACCGACAACATAGCGAATTTAGTATCGCTGGGATGGACGTTAGACCAGATTATCGAGGTAGCAACACGAATGAGGGAGGACGAGCAGAATGAGTAGTTGGTCAGACTATAAACACGGGGCAATAACTGAAGAGGAATACAAGACCGCATACAACATGGATCCAGCAGAGGATCACGGAGAGGAATACGAAGAGGAGGAAGAAGATGATGAGTAAATGGATTATTCCAAGTGATAGACTACCAGAGCCGAAAGAGCTTGTATGCATGACAATAAAATATGAATTTGAAGATGAGGAAGATCCGAATCATATGATACAAGTTTTTCAAGTTGTAGCTGGTTATTATGATAATTGGAGAGGCATAAAACAATGGATTTTCTTTGATGGAGATAGTGAGGGTAGTTTTGATATTGATGGTAAAGAGGTAAAAGCATGGATGCCATTCCCTAAACCATATGAGGAGGATACAAACGATGAGTGAGAGTTTATTTTCCATGACCGAAGAGGTCAAAGAGCTTTATAACATGCTAACAGATGATGAGTGTGATCCTGAGATAGTTCTGGACACATTAGAGGGCAAGTTTGGAGAAATCGAGGTCAAGGCATCCGCATATACGGCGGTATATAATCGCCTGGATATGGAAATGCAGAGAGCAGACGAGATAAGTAAGCGGTATGCTGGCATCAAAAAGGCCCGCGAAAATGCCATTGCAGCATTAAAGAATCGCCTGATGTTCGCAATGGATAATCTGAATGTTGATTCTCTTCCAGCGGGAGACTTGACTATCAAGATCAAGAAGAACGGAGGGCAGCAGCCGCTTGTTATTGATGGCGATGTTCCTGATTCTCTCACAAAGGTAACTATCGAGCCCGATAAGACAAAGA